TGATCCAACTGTTCCCATTCGTGGTGTTTTGATCACCTGTACGGCGACTCTCATCCATCATAAATTTCAACAGTTCATCAGCTTTGTTGTAAGGGTTCCCGATGTAACCTTGCGACACTAGTTGTACTCGTAGGAGTTCTTTGATCATAGGGAAAATGGATAGATAGAACTCATGTTCAACTGTAGTCAACAGGGCCGAATGTAAGGAGCCGTCGTAACGACTGAAATCAGACTCATTGGGTATGGGATTTAACATTCGTTTCATAAGCGCTTCTACTTGCTTACCCAATTGCTCTTTGTTTAAACCGCAACTAAAAATGAGATTTCTTAATGGTTTAAACGTGGCATACTTACAATCGTGCTTATCATCAGAGAAAACACATTTCATTATTTCTCTGATGGTAGCCATAAAAGGACCTAAAAATACATTGTATTCAGTCCAAACTCCTGTTATTAAACGTGGATCATAATCCACATCTTTTGATGGCGGTTTTAAAATGATTTCACTCTTTAAAAACGCTTTATTACCAGGAAAATCTAGAGGAGTTTTGCCTTGTTGTTGAACTCTATCATTCGCTTTTATGTTTTGTTCTCGTTTGGCTGCAGGATAACCAGCATTCCACTCATCAAAGGTCATCATTCGAGTGGGCTTAATGTCCAATTTCTTGATGAACTCTTTGGTGAATACTGCTAGTTTCGCTAATAACTGTTTATTAGGTTCGGAACGAATTTGAGCCTGACGCTTTGCGAAAGCTCTATAACAGTTATGACTACAAGATGAAGCCAATCTGCAGTTGTCAAAAAGGCAAGGGCTATAAACTTGCAATTTTTGACGCATGGTGTGTTCGTCACATTTCAAAGTGTTGGGTAGAGTACATTCACATCCTTCACGCATGGCTGTAGGACCCATCAAAGAGAAACACTCTGAATCAATTGATACAAAGCGATCATTTTCTTTAATGCGTCTATAATTACCATGATTTGAACTAAGAGAATCAGTCCAAGGTAAAGTTGCTAATTTTACTCTTCTTAATAATTTTGGAATGGCCACACAACTACAGAAAAAGGTAAAGATGATGGTTATGATCAGAACAAAAATTAAAGGGAAGAAATATGCTAAAAGCATAACTAGTGTGGTTAAGGCCATGGCTATGTAAATCCATTTATTTAAGCACGGAAAACGTATTTTAGTGGATTTGAATTTTAAAGCATCATTGTGGCGTGATCGAGCTATTCCAGAACTCTCCAAAGCAGAATTGAGAAGCTTACCGTCTCTTCTGATTTCTAAGAAAATAGCCGCCACAGCTGTAGCAAAGATAGTTGGTCCCCATACTTCTTGATTACCACGATAGTAATTTTTAGAAGCATTTAGTGCTGATGAGAATTTAACTTCATCCACGGCTCCAATCATAGCACTGGACACTTTTTTAACAGCTGCTACTTCAACCAAACAACTTCGTTCAATAGGCTCCTTATGCCATTGCCACCATTTCTGATGGGGGTGATTTTCATACCATGTGAGAACGATATGTCCACCGAGATAAGTAGCTTTGAACAAAGCGTTATTCTCATCACCGGATATCAAAGCGAAAGGCAAACCTCCTGCCGGAGCATTAAATATGTCTTCGATTGATAAACTAGGTGGATCGATTTTAATAGGGCTGTTGATAAACTCAACAAACGATAAGTTGCCTGTGTTAT